AGTTGTACTGGTTGTTGTCTATAAACATTTTTAAATTCGTTTTCAATATTTGGTAATGGACAACGAGGATGAGGACGGAATAGTATAGGACGGTTGGTATATGTTCGAATAGTATCAATAGTGTTCATCAGCCATTGGCTCATGCTTGGCATACCTTGCCATTGCAGACTCTTATCGTGTTGTCCTGCTATAAGAATAAACTCTCCGCTAGTACGCCAAGGTTTTAATGATAGGCCCAATAGACGATGGCGAGTGTCATTGTTATTATTGGGGCCAAAGTAAGCATCTCTATTAATCCCATTTAGTCCTACCTTCCATGTTGTACCTCTTTTAATGCCACCGACTTCTAATACTATGGTTGGTTTGGTTTGTTTCCAGACTTTCTTGTTTCCAGCCATTCGTCCATTAAACAACACACTCCAAATAACATTAACATCGGCACTAGCATCATTATGAGAAACAGTCCACCCAGCAGATATAAGACTGTGTTCAAAAGCATCAAAGATAGGTCTACTATTAAGTGCACCATAATCTGTCCATAAACTAACTTTCATTCCAATATTCTTCTTGCCTATTTTTTACTAGATCTTTATCTAAACTCTTTCCAGATTCTTTGCGGGCTCCTTTAAGATGGTCCATCCATCTTCCTAATTCACTGTTAATTAACGGATGACCGCCGCCCCCGGTAATAGCTCCTTTTAATATCATTTCAGCTGTATAGTCTAGTACATTGGGATATGTTTGTATCATACGATTTAAAATGTCGCCGAACACAAAACTATCGTGCCATTCTTCTAACTTAAAGATACCATTGTCAGCATCTTCATACACCCGTTCAAATTCTGTTAAGAACTCTTGACAAACTGTGTTATGTAAATTCATTCCATAAAACCCGCACTCTGGCCAGGTGGCTGAACCCTTGCCTCTGCCTACGTATGTAATCCATTTGTCGTTTGGTAGAAGTTTTATAAAATCATCATAACTCCAATCACTATGTACAAACGTATCCGCGTCCATCCACACACACCAGTCCTTAGAGCGTGTACAAGCGTCATACACAGCGTATGTTTTATTAGCGAAGCGTATAGCGTCCCATTTAAAAGCCTTATGATGATCACGTGGTCTACGTGCTTTAATAGCCTCTGGTGGGATGCCATTTGCTTTTGGAGAGTCTTTCCATTTTACTTTAAATGCATTTAATTTAGGCAATACTTCTACTGCATTTAGTATTGTAATTTGCTCTGGATTAGGATTAATAGGTGAACAATTTTCTGCGTATACTAATAACTTAATACGATTATCTACACGTTCTGCAAAACTATCTAAAAATCTCTGTCCGTATTTTTCTAATCCTGGTTGATGAAATGTTGTTAATACTGTGATATCCATTATATATGTTCTCTCATATGTTTCCAGCATGCTCCTGATCTTAATTCTTCAAAAGTCCAGTGAAACATGCTTATTCGTTTAAGCCATAATTCTCTATCAAAAAATTCAGGCTGTTCGATTGTACTAAAATCTGTGTTGCTAACTTCTTTGCATTGGCTATCGTTTGAGTCTGTTAAAAAACAATGATACCCTTTAATAATTGGTCCTACGGCTGCACTACTATTATGATTAACTATTGCCCATGCTCCGTTTAAATCTTCATCTAATAAACGTCCTGGTGGACTTAATTCTACATTAGAAAACTGCCCTAACGGATGTCCAGGTTTGTTTGCTAGATAATCTACTGCTAGTTTATCACCCGGATGGCTTCTTATAATAATTTTTCTAGATGTATGTAATTGTATTCTTTTTACAGTATCAACTATCCATTGTAAAACTTCATAGCCTTTCATGCTCCATCCTCCTTGACGTTGACACATTAATACTATATGATGTCCTTGTCTTGTGTACTGTGCTAGATTGAGGTTTAACGTTTTTGAAATAGAGTTCCACCGTTTATCATTAATTGTTGTATCGCAGTATATTCCTGTAGTAGGAAAAATACCATCAAAACTATATCTTAAATATTCTTTAGAGTTTTTTGGATCATGAAATAAAAACAAATTTGCATCAGCAGTAATAGTGTGCTTACCGTATTCTTTTTGTGATTTTATAACAGAATTTCTTAATCTCAAATGTGGAGTAGTGATCTTATCATAAACCCATCCTTGTATCATTGCTGCATCGCAAGTAACTAAGTTATCGTTTAGATGAACTATTCCAATGTCACCGGCCGCAGTAACTCCTGTAGCAAAGTCATATAACAGTTGTTCTTTTTGCGGATTGATGTTCTTACCTGGAACAGTTTTAAGATAACTAACTACCTTCATTGACTATGCTCCAAGCATACCCGGTTCGAAGTTCATTTGGCGTAAATTGGCAATACGATAAGTGAGCGGCAAATGCATGCACTTCGTCTAAACTAGGATAGTTTAAGTCTTCAACTTCACTAAGTTTATTATTACATAATGCTTGTGCAGCATTAGGTGCCAATGCAATAGCAGGCTTACCAAAAAATAATGCTTCTGTTGCAGCTATACTATTAAATGTTACAAGACAATGTGCTTCTTCTAGTGCATCATATATAGACATATTTGACACTCGTTCTCTTCTTGAAGGTTTCAGTCTTACATTAAGTTCTCTATCAGTATATTTTGGAAGTTCAGATAGTACATGTTCCATCCATTCGTCTACATCTTGTCCGTAAAATTTCATTACTTTTGGACTTGGTGGACATATTAAAATATAACTACCTTTTCTCATTTTTTTACCACGCCAGCCTAATGTTGATAGCCTATCGTCGGGCCGTTCTATTATTGGTCCTAAGTTTTGTAGATTATTTTTTGTAATTCTATGATAGTCTTTTCTACTGCCAGGTTGCATGTAGCCAGTATCAATTGCATAAAAGTCTCTATTATTTTCTTTACAATACTTAATGGCTTTTTGTCCACCACCGCCTAATCCTCTAATAACCAAAGCATTATCAGTACCTACTTGTCTATCAAAGTCACTTAATGTACCACCACTACCTAGTATAAAGTCTTCACAAAAAGGATCATACGCTAGACCTTTTGCTGTTACACCTAATTTATTAAAGTCAGGCATATTAATTGCTGCAACTTTCTTCCCCATTGCATCCTCCTTTATTTGTTGTATTTTAGACTTAGTTTCTTTATATACTAGCTCATTAGGATCTACTAATTCTTGTAATGTCAAGTTTAATAGTTGTTTAGCATGTTCACTTACTGTTAACTCGTTAACGTCTATTTTTCGTAATGCTGCTCGGTTATCTCTTGCATAAAATTTACCTAGCTGAGATTGGTAATAATTTGATTTTGATCTTACCCAATCTAATGCATATTCACAATCTTCAAATCCTTCAAACCAAGGACCACCTTCAGTATAGTGTAATGCCCACGGAGTACCATCTTGTGGTTCTTTATACCAACCTACTAACCAATTCCATTGATGAGTTATTTCTCCTACTTCTTTATCAGCTAACCAAGAAAATCTATGAAGGAATGCACCACTTGTTTTTTTATCATTAATTAATCGTAAGTCTACTTTTTTATTACTAGGGTGTTCGCAGTTCCAAAGAACCATACTCGACCAATTTTTTCTTGGATAAGGTAATTGTGCTTGCCCGTCCATCTTTGATCCTTCTTTAGGAGTATAATCGTGATGAGCACACATTACTGCATATTTGTCATCTTTAAGTTCAAATAAGTGTGCAACATCTTTCTTAAAGATAAAATCGCAATCAATAAACAATGCCCAGCCTTTATAGTCTGTAAGATACGGAATCATAAACCTACTGAATGTAAATTCAGTACTACCTAATACATCTTGTTCTCGAGTATACAAGTTTTGTTTTTGTAGTTCATCTAATTTTAATGGTATAATTTCAACAGGTACTGTTGCAGTATCAAGAATACTTTGTTTGCATACTTGATAAGCAATGTCTTCTCTGCTGTCCCATCCTATAAAAATCTTTAAAGGTTCAAGTTCTTCGCTCAATGTCTTCCTCCACACATTCTTCCCCATATTGTACTTCAAGTATATGGCATAAATCTTTAGTATTGTTAGATGCTTGATGCCATACTTTTTGTCCAATAGCATACCCAGATGTTAGTTCAGTTAGTAAAGACGTTGTCGCCCGATCATCCCATTCTGTAGTTAACGCACACTGGCCTTTAAGTACATACCAATGTTCACTTCTTTTAAAATGTCGTTGATTACTTAGACTTTTTCCTGGTGCAATAACTAATTCTTTAACCTTATAACCTATTTGGGTGTCAAGAACTCGATACCATCCCCATTCTCTAATAGTCTTTGGATTTTTCCATTCTTCAAGTATCCAACTACTTGAGTTTATTTTATCTTTGCCGCCTACGCCAAATTCAAATTCAACACCGTCAACTACCATTTCTGGAATGTTGTCTGCTGTTCTATCGCCACCGTTAGCAAATATTAACTTGTCTTTAGGATAGTGTGCTTTAACTTGTTTTATAAAGTTTATAGCAGTATCATCATTGTCCATAAAGGTAAACACTTCGTCTACTACTGATAGGTTATTAATTATACAAAGGCGTTCATTCCACGGCATAAAGGATCGACCCTTTTTACGCTCAAGCCACTCATCTGAATTAAGGCCGACTATAAGTGTGTCGCCTAATGTTTTAGCTGCTTTGAAATATGCTATGTGTCCGCTGTGTAGCGGATCAAACCCGCCAGTTACTAGTACAACTTTTTTGCTCATATTACCATCCAAAGATATAATCTTTCCGAACGTTTGTTAGTTCCTTTGCTCCTAAAGATTTTAAATATTTTCCTGCACATTCTTCAGTATCAGGATGTTGTTCACATACTACAATAGGCTTGTACTTTAAAATTGTTTCAGTAGCGCCTTGTAATACTTCTAATTCATGACGCTCACAATCTATCTTTAACAATCCAAATTTAGGAAGATCTAAATCGTCCATACGCTTAACTTCAATGTTTCCAACACCAACTTCGCTGATAAAACTATTACCAGTATTATCACTATCGTATGTCATTTGAACTGTACTATTAACGTTGCCAAGTGCATATTCATTAACTTGTACAGGTAAATCTTTGATATTTAAATGTAAGCATTCGTATACTTGTGACATTGGTTCGTATGCTATTACTTGTTTAAAATGTTGACTTAAAGGTTTTGCCCAGAGGCCTACGTTTGCACCAACGTCAATTGCTAAATCAAAATCAGTTACATACTTGTATGCTTCGTCTCTAACATCATCTTGATATTCAGGTGGACCGCCATTTTTAACACGCTTAGTAATCATCCTATGAAAGTGATTGTCACTATCAGGCATCCAGTAATTATAAACTTGTTTCATATTATATTTTCTTCATATAGACAATGTATTTAATAACACGAATATCTGGACCTTTTTTTAGACTTACCATACGATCTGTGCTTTCTTCGCTGATCATTTCCCAACCTAATTCTTTATTTTTCTTGTCAAGGATAGCTTTCCACCACTCAGGTTTTTCTATAATTAAATGTGCATTTCTACCATCGCTAAGTTTTTTCTTTGCGGGATGACAAGCAATTAAATGATACTGATATTTTGAAGCTATATTATATAATTTATCAATAACTTGATCTAGTTGGTCTACTTCAATATGCTCTAATACATCACTACTATAAACTATATCAGCATCGTTAGGAAGAGGAATTGGAGATGTAACTGGATCATAATTATGAACAGTTATTACGTCTTTAAGTTGTGTAAAAGGCATGCCTTTGCCGCATCCAAAATCTAATACTGATGCAAGGCCTTCTTTAGAAATTAAATCTTGTACTCCTTGCGGAATATTCTTTGCAGTTCCAAAAGATTTTTTACTATGTAAACGTTTTAATTCTTTTAGGTATTTTTCCGAATGCATTTACTCTCCAATCGCTATCATATGTCATATTACTTATCTGACAATGTTTTGACAACTCTCATTAAAGGCTTGCATCTTCCATACCTGCTACTCTTAACTTTACAACATTTGTAATCTGCCATTGCTTTTGATCAAGACCTTTTAATACTCCTAACCATTTGTTACGAAGTAATGCAAATTCGTTTATAATTTTTTCGTAGTCAACTACATCTGCCTCGCCGTCAACATATCGATCAACATCTCGACTTGATAATGCACGTTGATAGTTTTCAAGATATTTTTTAAAATATGAGCTACGCAACCTGCGTAGCTCAATATTCATGTAATGTAAGATTGCTTCAATTTCTTGAAGTTGGTTAAACCTATGGGCAACTATTCCAGGCATTTCCGAAGCAGCTTTTTCAACGTTTCCTCTTAATTTTATCTCAGGCTGTGCGTCTACAATTTGAGCTTCGTAGTATGCAATTGCACTAGGAATCTTTGATACGTCTCTAGATACTTCAGAATACCATCCCATAACTTTTACTCTTCCCCAAACATATCGTCATCGTCATCATCGTCCATTTTATCTAGATCTAAGTAATAACATATTGCATCATCAAGATCTGAGTCAGATCCTAATACATCGTTGAACGTTTCTTCTTTTGTTCCCATGTCACAAAGTAAATCAACATACCTCTCTGCAGATGCATGAATTTGCTTCTTATCTAAATATTCTTTAAAACAAGTCCATACTTCAACAATTTGAGTTTCATCCATTTTCTGCTATCTCCTCAGTTATATTTTCATCAATGTCAGTTTCTAACACTTCTTCGATATTTACCACAGGTTTTATTTTCTCATTGTATTGTGACATAACCATATCAAGTTTAGGGCCTAACCATTGCTTTCGATAATCAAGATGTTCTTCGCCATCTAAGTCAATATACTTGAGTCGATTACCTTGCTTAACTAACAAGTTCTTCTTCTCAAATAATTCAACTAAACCACTGTATGGATTCATACCAGTTTCATAAGGAATCTTAACC